ACAGGTATCGTATGAAGGCCGTCTCGCTGTCCGTCCTGTCCTTCATCGGCTGGACGCTCAGGATGCCGTTGTGCGCGAAGCACACGTCGTTTATCCTGAACGGGTGACAGTTGGCTTTTCTGATAGAGCCGTGAGTCGCAAGACGGAAATGCAGGATGCACGGCTCGTTGACATTCCGCTTCCTGAGCTGCTCTACGAAGTAGTCGAAATTCAATCCCTTCACGACCGTTGACGGCGTGCAGAATCCCTGCCCGTGTGGGTTTGCCTCTCTCATGGCCTTTAGAAGCCTGTAGGGCGGTGTCTTGACGCCCTTCGGTATGTAGCATATTACGCACATGGTTGTATGTTGTTTTGGCGTGCAAGCCCTTACTGAAGGGCTGCACGGCGGTTGATGAAATACTCTTTCTCACTCTCTTTCAAGAACGGCACGTCCTCGATGCTGCTGCATGTGTCTATCTCATGCTTGAAGCTGTACTCTACGAGACTGGCGAGAAACATCACCCACTTTGAAATCTTCTCGTAGTCGGTTGTACCCGAATGCTGCCTGAACTCGATTGTCTTGTGGCGGCTGAAAGCCTCTGCATTGACCTTGTAGTAGCGGTCGTAGTTCATAGCCCTCGCGATGTCGCGCTTCGTTGTGCAGGTGCTGAAATCAATGCCCTGCAGGCTGCGGCAGTAGCCGTTGTTGTTTGCCCTTCTCGACATCGGCAGGAAACTGTCGATCGCGCCCTCGAGCTTCTGATAGTTGCGCACCAGCCTGCAATAGTGCTCGTCGCTCATGCTCTGCGCACCGATATGCACGTGAAGGCCGCAAGAGCGGTTTACCTTGGCGTCCACCTTCGAGAGCGCCTTGCACAGGGTCTCTAAGCTGCTCATGCCCTTCGTGCCCTTCAATATGGGTGATACGACCTCGTTCGAGTTGACACCAGTGAGAGAGCCGTCCGATACGATTTTGTAGTAGTGGCGGTTGTCCGCGTGGTTGTAGCCCTCTGAGCGCACCTGCAGGCCGTCTGCGGTTGCGGTCTCTATCAGGTCTTGGCGGATGAAGTTGTAGCACTCAATCTCTACACCGAACGTGATGCGAGAGAAATCGAACTCGCCCTTGCGTGTGCGTGAAGGGGTTACGCTTGCAAGAAGAAACCTTACCTCATGCTCGCACAGACCCAACTTGATAAGTTCGTTACGCTTTGCGGTGTTGCCGCACTCTTTGTTAAGAACTTCGCTTACCTGCTCTGAAAAACTCTTTGTACTCATAACGGTTGAATTTTAATTGTTTGACTTACTGATTACGGTACAAAGATATAGCATTTCTGCGAAACTACAAAATAAAAGTTTAGTTTTCGTGCTATATTTATACTTTCTTAACAAAATTACGTGTTGTTACATATATTTTTGCATTTTCTTTCGTACAAACACTATATTTGTTTTGCTTGTAATCGCTTTCTTTTTACTCTTATATATTAGTACGCATACATAACAAAAAAACGGCTCTTGCATCACTGCGAAAGCCGTCTTGAAACAAAAACCTTAAACTATCGAACTCTATTCCGATGATGAAGTTTCCTTCTTCATGTCGCCCTCTATCTCGTCCAGCTCGTCCTGGTACTCGTCCGCGATGCCGACGAGCATCACTCCCTGCTTCCGGGACATGACGTGGCCGGCCACTCCGCTTGTGGCGTCCTCGATCCTCTTCGAGAGGTCCTCGATCCTGTACGGTCTCTGGATCACCTCCACCTCGAGCGTGTCGCAAGCCGGTTTCAGCGACGGCACCAGGGAGCCGACGGCGGATACCAGGAAGTTCGTCCGGCGCTGGAAGAACTCGCCCATGTCCTCCCAGTGGCGGTCCACCGCGAAGAGGGTGGCCATGAACATGAACTCGAACGCGGTCCCCGAGGGGAACTGTCCGGTGCCCTTGAGCTGGTCGAAGGAGATGAGCGGGGTGTTGGTGAGCGAGTAGCACCTCACGAGGAGGTTGTCGATCTGCGTCTTCACCATGTCGCTGGTCTGGTGCCAGTCCAGGTAGTACGCCTTTCCTCCGCCCGTGATCTTCAGCAGGTGGGACTTGCCGATGTTCTCCGCTCCCCCGTTTGCGAGGTCGCCTTCCAGGATCAGCTTCGGGAAGAAGTTCATCTTGATGGCGTCCGAGAAGTCGGAGGTCAGCGTCTCGAGGCTCTCGCGCGCACCGGTGATGTTGTGGCAGAGCTCCTCTGGGCGGTACCCGTAGATCGTCGGGTTCTTGTCGAAGCCGTGCTTGAAGGGATAGCCCTTGGAATACTCCCACTGCCCGGAATCCCCGCGCTGGATGTTGTGCACCTCCTCGTCGGTGACGAGCATGAAGCAGTGCACGGTGCTCTTGTCGGCGAGCCTGTACTCGTACTCCCTGCCGATCCCCAGGTAGTCCTGGCCGTTGTCGGAGAATATGGGGAACAGCTTGTCACCCTTGAACGGCGACCAGATCTGCATCCTCATCCTGTACTGCGGCATGACCTGGATGCCCACCAGGGAGGCGACCTTCTTCCACACCTTGCGCCAGAAGCTGCTCGCGTCGTAGCGGTACCAGTACTCGCAGACCTCCTGCTCGGAGAGCCACGACCTGACCTCGCGCTTGTTCTGGAAGCGGAGCTTGTTGTCGGTGGAGATCCTCTTCACCAGGCGGAGCACGTCCAGTTCCTTCTCGTCCTTGGTCTCGGTCTTGAGTTGCGGCTCGTTGCCGACGGTGAACGCCACGTGGATGTTCACGATGTCCTGCTCGATGGGCAGGGAGATGCGCGCCACGGGCTCCTTCTCGAACTCTGCCGGATGCTCGACGCCCTTCGAGTCGAAGTACGAGTCCTTGACGAGCGTCCTCATATCCTTGCGGAACTCCGGATCGTTCACCCTGTGCCTCTTCGTGAACCATTTGTCCATGAGACCCTTCAGGTCGGGCTGCGGCGTGCGCCTGGAGTTCTTTATAAGTGTGATTCTCTCGTCCCATGTCGGGAGTGCAAAGATTTCCTGAATGCTGTTCATATCATGTGGTTTTAGAAATATCCGTTATGTGACTGCCGTGCAGCCATGTTCCTGTTCGCGTGTCCGAGGAGCTCCATCCAGCATACGTAGCGGATCCCGTCGATGGCGTGGTTGTAGTTGTCGCACGGGACGTTGATGAACCTGCCCGTCTTGAGGTCCTGCTGCCAGGTGTAGTTCTTGAACTCCTTCCATACGTTCACCGACTTCTCGGTGACGTAGATGTGCCTGAGCCCCTGCATGAAGTCGATGCCGAAGAGGACGGAGCCCGCACCCTTCGAGGCACCCATCATCGGAAGACCGGCGTTCTGTATCTCAGTGATCTCCCTCTGCTCCGCATTGTCCGCCCAGATCCTCCTCGTCCTCGCCTCGGGGAGCTCCTTGATGGCGCTGATGATGTCCGGTGTCGTCATGCGGGTGTTGTAGCACTCCTCGTCGATGTACAGGCAGTCGTCATGGAAGCCGACGGTCTCGATGGCCGTGGGGTCGTTGACGAACCCGAAGTCCAGTGCGCGCCACTTGCGCTTGACGTAGAAGGGTATCTCGCTGATGAGGGAGACCTTCTCGAAGATGAGCCCCTCGATGGAGCACCGCTCGCCCAGGCCGTAGATCTTCCACTTGCGGACGTCCACCGTGCCCTCTGCATAGTTCTCGGGAGTGGGCTCGTAGGACAGGATCTTGCGCTTCATGTTGAGCGGGATCATCGGGTTGTCCAGCATCGTGGAGTGGTCGAAGTAGCAGTCCTGGCGCCTGCAGACGTTGTCGTATATCCAGTGCTCATCGGCAGTGGGGTTGTAGTCTAGGACGGCAAAGCCCGAACATCGCTGCTCGAGCTGGTCGAAGTCGTCCTTCGTGGCCTCCATCGCCTCGTTGATCCAGAAGATGTCGCTGGTGAGTCCGTGGAGCCTCTGCTGGTCGTCAAGACCGACGAACCAGAACGTCCAGCCGTTGATCTTGATGATGTGCTTGGAGTTGTTGATGTACACCTTGTCCAGAAGGCCCATGTCGGTGAGGATCGTCTTGAAGTCCTCCCACACGGTGGCCAGCAGCCACGTGCCCTTCTTTCGGGTGATGATGATTCGCTTCCTGTCGGTGGAGTTCAGCGCGAGGAAGATGAAGAACTGGATGAGCGAGTATGTCTTGGACGATCGGGAGCCGCCCTCGAAGACCAGCACGTTGTACCTGCCCGAATCATGCGCCTTCATGGCACGGGCAAAGACGGGGGTGCACGTTATGCTCAGCTCGCTCATTGCTATTTACTCGTAA